TGGATTTTGCTAAGAAAAACACTGGCTGGCTCGAGGGTCGAGAAGTCAGGACCTCAGATCAACCTCAATCGGAAAACTAATATGATTTTTTATCAAGCAAAAAACGCTGGCCTCCGGGTCCATAAGTTCTGCAAGTCTATAGAAGAGGCCCGTGCCGTCATCAAGGAACATAGCCCAAACGCTAAGAAGATCGCCGGTCAGGAGTTTCCTGAGATGATGTTTGAGGAAGGCTGGACCCTGGAAAAGTCGGTCCTGGACCAGACGAAAGATGGGATCCTCCGGGCCCTGAATACCCATGCATATGCCTTGGCCGATACCGTCGGCTGGATTGGCGACCGTGACGTCGTTTATGTACCTAAATTAGTCTCCAGTCTGGAAGACCAGGAGGCCAAGGAAGACGCCATCCTCCTGGCGGACGACGTGGATAAGTTGTCTGAGGAGAACCGTAAATTAAGAAACAAAATCCATGACCTGGAGGACCTTTTTGATGCCGGTGGAACCGCCGAGGATCTTCCTAAAGACCCCCCGACCGTCTCCCCGTGCATCCAGTACGATGATTTTCCGGCCGAGAAAACCGGGAAGTGTCTGCACTGTCAAAAGACCGTCGGGTATGTCGGCGGGATGCCTCGAGTGAACCCCCCGGCGTCGATCCGGGACTAACCAACGGGCCTTCGGGCCCTCAACCTCAATCGGAAAAGCAAGATGAATTATGGACATAATTTTATGAGTAGACAAAAAGACAAAGACAAGGATGTCCTAACCCGGGAGGAACAGAAAGTCTCCCGGCGTGTCTTCTATGAAGAATGGAAGGACAAACGCCCCCATTGTCTCGATTGCGGAGAACAACTCTCCGCCAGCTTTCACCAGGTCCTGGTTCAGGTCCAAGACCCGACCCCGGAAAAGACTGTTACAAAAAAAGATGGCTGGGGAAATGAGTACCAGGAAGTCATCAGGGCCGACGACGGGACCCGTGCCCGATCCGACTACCGTGACCCAATCGGGTTTGGCTGGAGATGTCAAGCTCAGTTTTGTACTGGGATTTGTGCCCAGCACTACGCCCGACGGGCCGTCAAGGTCCTGAAAAAGCTGGGGAGAAGGATCATCCCTTTAAACCAGTTACATTAAACCACTACCCCTGTTAATCCTCGAACCAACGGGCCTTTTCTGTAGGCCCGTCCCCGTCCCCCTGCCATAACGGCATCACTCGCAAAAGTCAGACACAAAGCGTCGGCTATATCCGGCGAGGATATACCTCTCCTTTTCATCTCTTCCTTTGATTCAATTTTCCTTTTATTCGACGAAGTATAGACATATCTCGGACTGGTCAGTTCGGTGACCAATCTCTCATCAGACGGGATCCTCACGTCCCGGGCCCCGAGCCAGTCCCGTAACCGGAACCACAACTCCGCCCTTAGATTCATGAAATCCGTCCCCATGGACGGAGACTCGCCCACGTTGATCCCCCGGATCGGCACGTCCAGGTCCAACTCTAAAAGGCGGTCTAACGTCCCGGATCCGATCCCGATGGAATCGATCAGGACCTCGTCAATATCCTCATCCTTATACTCCTGGAGGTATTCCTGGACCCGTCCGACTAGGCTCATGGTGTCGAGCCCTTGGAAGGTCTTGATATCATCCAGGACCACATTCCCCTTCCGGGCGACAATGGCTGAATAATCGCCTCCATACCTCGCCACATCGACCCCGATCACGATGGGGGAGTCCCATCCCTCGACGTCCCTGGTGACGGCCGACTCGACCAGTTCGAGGGGGATCACGCCGTCCTCGTCTGCGAGAGGCCACTCCCCGAGGACCCTGACCCGGAACTGATTGGAATTCTCGGAATATCGGGCCTTCATGTCCTCGATGAAGTCCTCACCGGTACGGTCCGAGTCGAAACAGGAAATCTTCAGGTTCTTCCAACGTCCGGAAAGACGGTTGTGGGTGTCATAGAAGAACCCGGTCGCCCGGACAGGGTTCCCGGCCAGGATCGTAATCGCCGTCCCGTGGGTTCCGCCGGACATGGATCCGGCCGAGGCCTCGAATATCTTCTCCGAGATCCCGGAGGCCTCATCATAGACTAAAAGCATATTATCGGAGTGCAATCCTGCGATACTTTCCACTGAGTCGTCTTTTGATACTCTGAACGTGATGAAACTCTCCTCCGGGGCCTCTTTAAGCCTGACCATCGACTCAGTGATGTCCACTAGGTCGTCTAGGGGCTCAGGAAGGGCCTTGAACCATTTCTTCACTTCAGAGGCCAGGGCGTCGTTTAATTGGGGTTTTGTGGGGGCCGTGGCGAGGGTTTTCTGGGGAAACTTGAGCAGTGTGTGCCAGACCATAATGATCGCCAGGAGGCACGATTTCCCGACCCCGTGACCCGACCGGAGGCTGATCCGCCTCTCCCCGTCCCGGATCCACTCCAGGACTTGTTTCTGGTGAGGCTGGAGTTCGATCTTCAGCATCTCCTCCGCAAAGAGGACCGGGTCAGGCCTATATCGGCGGACAAAGTCCCGCCAGACGTCAGTATTCATCGATCTCGTGTTCTCTTAAAGGTTTCTGTCTCTTCTCCCGGAAATGCGGTTTGACCTTCGTCCGATACCTCGTAAACCGGACATCCTTCGGGACCGCCGTCTCGCCACTACAACACTCAAAATTGGCACTCCCACAACGTGTGCAGTGGTAGTGGCCGTGGGCAAAGACCAGGCCAGGTTCACGGCAAAACTGGCAAGTATCTAAGTCAGATTTTTTCAATGATCTCCCGTACCTGGTTCCGGTTGTAGTACACGTCCGACATTGGGATCCCGAGCTTCTCCAGGGCCTCAGATTCGATCACCTTGACCCGGTTATGTGAGACCCCGACCTCCAGGCCGACCGTCTCAAGGGTCTCTTTGGCGGTCGTCTGGCTCTTTTTCGGCCGGTCTATCGCAAATCTAAGACGGAGGATCTGTTTTTCACGGTCGGAAAGATTATTTTCCAAAGATCCCCTTTTTCTTTAAAGATCCTAAAGATTCCCCTTTTCCCAGGTTGGGCCCTTTGGTGTTCTTTTGATTATTTTTCCACCAGGGAAAGGGTTTTTTCTTCATCCCGGCGATCCGCATGATCTCCTTTTCCGGTAACCGGCCCGGTTCCTCCGGAAATCCCTCAAAAGTGGTGTAGATATTGACTTCCTTCCCTCTGACGACCAGGACCCCGTAGTGACTAGGCATACTGTCCTTGAACCAATCCGCCCAGGCCTCCGCAAGCTCTTCAGAAGGGGCCTTGATGAGCCCGGATCCCGTCTTCCTGATCTCTTTCCCGAGACCGTCTAAAATCTTACTCGGAGGCTTTTTCAAGTGCCCAGGCCCAATTATAGGATTCCGTCAAAAGAGCCTGCTTTGGGAGGCCCAGGTTCGTCGTCTTCATCTTAAAATCCGTCAAATACACTTCCGGAAACATATCTCCAGCCTTTATTCTTGTTCTGGACCGTTTAAGGCTTTGCCAGTACGCAATTGAGGCGTCCATCGCCCTGGGAAGACACTCCCCCTCCGGGATCCGGAAATAGGGGTTCCCGTCGTTGTCCATAAACATCCAGCCAAACGCCAGCCCCTCAATATCCCCTTCATTGAGACCGACACTGACCAGTGCATATAAAGCGTCCTTCTTAAACGTACTCTCCGGGACCAATAACCAGGACCCTAACCTCACCGCCTTCACATCAAGAGGCATCCTTAACGTCCGGATCTCGCCGTCCAGGATCACAACCTTAAAATCACTCCCTCCATCCCCCTTCGGCATGATCGACAGGTTCACTGGACCTACTTCGATCCCCTGGTCCTGGAGAACCTTCTGAAAAACCATCTCCCCCAGGATCCCCGTCGTCCAATCCTCAATCTGATTCTCCTCTGTCCTCACACTCAAGGTCCCAAACTCACTCCGTCTCTTCCCGGACCTTACAATCCTCTCAGCCGACTCCCTTGCCACCATCCGGATATCCTCAGAAATCTTAACCATGATGGACCTCCACCAAAGGGACTCCCCCCAGCTTCTCCGGGGCCTTCACCTCCACCTCCGGCGGGTCATGGATCAGCCTCAGACACCGATTCAATATCACCTCCCGGTCAATATCCCCCCAGACCTTCCTCTTCTCCAGGCCCTCCAGGTATCTCTTGTACATATGCTGGACCTCCAACCGGGTCGGAATATACACCCTCTCCGTCTTCTCCCAGGCATTGACAATCCTCTCCCGGATCATCTCTGTCTCCAAAAACCTCAACTCATCCTGGGTCGTCCAGACCTCACTCGGTTTCCTTTTCGCCATCCAAAATCCATTTCGGGTTGATAAACTCACTTGCCTTATTTGTCAGACACTTCTGACCATTCCTCGACTCCTCTACACGGATCGATAAACTCTTCACTATCCGGTCACTCGGGATCACCAACAACAACCCCCTTCCCTGGTTCAACGTCGGCACAAACACCGTGAATATCCCAATCTTGTCCATGTCATACTCGTAACGGATCCCCTTGTTCCGGACCCGACGGTTCTTGATCTGAACGACCCCCTTGTACACCCGCCGGTATTTGCACTGGACAAAAAATTTCCGGGATCCCTTATGTACATGAATATCGTAAGACGACGAACGCAACACCGGCACGTCCACCTCCCAGCCATGATTTAAAAAAAATTCGATGGCCCGCATTTCCCCGATCTGGCCGGGGACCTCGGTTTTATGGGGCATCGTGTGTGTGGGCCTTAGCCACTACCGCCCCCTCTTCCTGGGGGTCCGGGGGGGCTATATGCAGGTTCTTGTATATGCAGGATCTTATATGTACGGCAATGTAAGTTAGTGAACATATGTCCATGCCCGATCCCGTCAGACTAGCCCATCGCCGGTCTAATGATATCAGTGACTTAGACATCACCCCCTCCCCCCTGTTTCTAGGTCCATCCAAACCCCCCAGTGTTTCCAACGGTTTGCGGGATAATGTTTAGTTTTGTTCTTTTTGAACATTATCCGGTGTGACGTCGATTATGTCCCGTAATGCCTCTAGGTGACCCTTCTTTATGTTCACATCGGCCGTGACACGAGAGTCTATCTTCTCGGAGTATATGCCCGGGTTATCTGCTTTCGTTCGCCATTTAGCGAAGTCCAGGACGACACGGCCAGCATGAGCCTCGATCTCCCCGGTTCTTACGGCCTCAACGGTTTCCTGGGCATAATCGGCTAGGGATTCGGCCCTCGCCTCCCGTGCCCGATCATAGAGGTCACGCATCCCGGGCGTCTCGTCAATCCACCTCAGTAACGTCACATGCGGTATCCCCATAGCGTTCCCAACCTTCCTCAGCCCGTTCCCTTC